AGGACCTCGCCGAACTGATGCGGCTTGAGTGGTACGGCGGGCTGTACGTAGACGATCGCGGGGCCCCATGTTGGCCGGGCGAGAATATCGAGGCCATGCTGAAGACGGCAGCCAAAACCGAGAAAATGGGCAAGCAGGTTGACAAGGGCCTTCGGTGCAACGGTAATTGGCCGCTGATCTACGACGGCCCCAAGACAGCCGATGAACTGTGGGCGCTTGACCCGAAGTATCGGTTCTCCAAACTGGTAAGGGTTGGGCAGGTCAAGGTCATGCGAACGCGGCCCATATTTTCCGAATGGGAACTGAAATGCGAACTGCTCTGGAACCCGTCCAAGTTCAACGCAAAGGACCTTGAGGGGTGGCTGGCAATCGCGGGTGACGAGGTGGGGCTGAGCGATTGGCAGCGGAAATATGGGCTATTCGAGGTTGTGGATGTTTCGGCATAGGATTGGACAGGAAAGGATGGGAAAGGAATGGCGAGGAGCGGATAGGACGGGAGCGGAGAGGAAAGGAAAGGTTGTCATCATCTTTCGGTAGTGGAGGGGAGAGAGAGCGGATAGGAGCGCAGCGGAGATGATGGGAACGGAAAGGAGGGGAAAGGGCTGCAATTGTCCATACAATAGAATGGGAGGCGATTGGAGCGGACTGGAATGGAATGGTCTGGATGTGAGCGGAGCGGAAAGGAGTGGACAGGACCGGATCGGAGGGGAAAGGAAGGGTTTTTACTCACAATCTCGGAGCGAAACTATGTCAACTACAGTTGCAGCCGGGCAACCAAACCGCTACCCCGTAGACTTCGACGCCCTCAACAAGGGTGACGTGCTCCCGGTAGCCGAACTCGAAGACATTTTCCGAATCAAGGAAGGTCACAAGGACTTCGTCTGGAAATCCCTCAACCTGAAACAGCAGATTGAAAGGGAACTGGCTGACCGCGGAAGGCCCGTTACGGTCCGAAACGACCACGGAGCCCTTGTCATTTGCACAGACGAGGACGCCAGCGACTACAACCACCGACAACGGAAGGTTGCCCTAAGAAAACTGGGCAGGTCCCACAAGCGAAGCCTGCAAGTCGACCGAAGCAGCCTCAGCAAAGAACAACTGGACAAACACGACCGGAACAACGGTATCTACGGAGCCGTGCTGGCCGCAGCCCTGAAGGTGCGACGGCGACTAGTGCTCAAAGCGGCAGGCAGAACAACCCCCACCCTGCCAGACAAGTAACCCCAAAACGTCAACAATTGTTGACAACCCTTACCTAACTTAACACGAGAGTAGTGGTAAGGGGTGGGTAATATCAACAGCAATTGGCATAGTAAAGAGGTAAGGCAGGGGTAACGCGGGCTAATAACCATGCTAACGGAACTAAGGGAAAGGGGTGCTAATCTGGGTCGCCTTAAAAGCGATAAGCAGAGGCGGTTCGTTGCTGAGTATCTTATCGACAAACGACCAAAGGCTGCCGCGGTGCGAGCTGGGTATGCCGAAAGCTGCGCGGCGGTGACCGCCAACAAGTTGTTGAACAACCCAATTATCAAGGCGTACATCGGCAAGCTAGAGCGACTGGATGTTGAGCAGTTGGAATTGGATCGGCACGAAGCGTTGCGGCAGTTGTACTATGCTCTGACGAGGGATTTGGCCGACTTTTGTCGGGAAGACGGCACGCCGAAATTGCCGCACCAACTGCCTAAGCGGTGCCGGTCTATCGTCGACGGCTACAAGGTCAAGGTGCTGTGGACAGCAGAGAACGGCGATGAAATGCGAGAGGTGGAGTACAAGTTGACGCCGCATGCCGTGGCCAGGGAGCAGGCAATGAAGCACCTGGGACTCAACGCGCCCGAGGAAGTGAACGTACAAGTTGGGACGACCCAAAACATCCTCGCCAAGCTGTCCGAGCCGCTCCCACCCGACGAGATCGAAGGGAGGCTCGCAGCCGAGGAACAGAGGGCGATCGAAGACAAGAGCGAAGAGGTGGGTGATGAGTGAGACGTGCGGAGGGTGTAAGTGGTTCGGTAAGCCTCCAGCGGGGCCTGGTGTTCGGGTGCTCAACTCCCACGGATCGGCGGGGGTGTGCTACGCGATGCCTCCGGGGGTGGTTGCGGTGATGACGCCTACGGGGCCGAAGCCGGCGGGTGCGCGGCCTCCGATCCTGCCGGGTGAGCGTGCCTGCGGGCTGTTCGAGCCGAGGGTAGCGGGGATGCCTGAATAGGGGCATAGAGTTACGTTTCTGCATTGACGGGCCCAAATGGGCGTATATAATTACGGTTGTACGCCAAACCGTAACTATAACGACGGAGGGCCCTGAAATGTGCGAGATACAGAATGGGCGGAAGTTGCCGCCAGAGGTACTCACGGCAGACGAGGTGAACCGGCTCCTGAAAGCATGTTCCAAGCGTGCCCCTACGGGCATACGGAACCGAGCCCTGATAGCGGTGCTCTACCGGGCACAGTTGCGCATTAGCGAGGCACTGGCATTGAGACCGAAGGACCTGGATAGAAAGGCCGGCACGATTCGCGTGCTCCACGGCAAGGGCGACAAAGCCCGTACCGTGGCCATGGACGAGGCGGGCTGGGCGCTTGTGGATCTGTGGCAAATGGCCCGAAGCAAGTGTGGGGCCAACGGCCGACAGCCCCTATTCTGTACGCTCCAGAGGCGGCCCATGACGCCAGCCTACATCAGGCAGCTCTTTCCCCGTCTCGCGCGCAAGGCGGGCATAGACAAGCGCGTACATGCCCACGGGCTACGTCACACGGGGGCAGCGGAGATGAGGGCGGAGGGCGTGGATATCGGGGTCATCAGCCGGCAGCTCGGGCATTCGTCGATCGCTACGACGGCACGCTACCTAGACCACATAGCCCCACAGGCCGTGATAGACGCCGTGAAGGCGAGAAAATGGGAGCCTACCTAAATGCCCACGTCCCGCGAGATAGCCCGCTACAACTTCTACCGTCTCCTCATGGCCCTGTGTGACCTGGAGCCGCGGAGCCCGCAAGATTGGCTGGTGACGTACTACCAGATGGAGCGGAGGCGGAAGAGGCGGGAAAAGTACCGGCAAAAGGAGCGAAGCGAAGGAGCGAAATGATGTCGACTGACGATGGTGGCTCGGCATTTCCAATGCCCCATACTATCGCGGGCGCGAATGACTATGCGTTCAAGCCGGGCTGCCCCGGCATGTCCCTCCGTGACTACTTCGCGGCGAAGGCGATGCAATCCCACCTCTGGCGAGACAAGTGGAAGAATCCGTTTACTGAAGGAGACCTAGCGTGCCTGGCAGCCTGCGCTTACGAGGCCGCCGACGCCATGCTGGCCGAACGCAACAGATCCCTGGAGCCCCCAACCTAACCCCCTTTACAACCTAACCGATCCCCGGAAAGTCGACGTTCCGGGTTTACGCCAACGAGAAGGCCGTGCAGGGCTGCACCTCTGCGCGGCCTTTTTCGTTGGCACAGAACCATGATCCAAACCTCACGCACCTACGACCCTCTCCGCCTGGCTAGAGCCCTCTGGCCCGAGGTGCGTTTCTACCGGGAGCAGCAGGAGATCCTACGTAGCGTTTGGGAGAACGACGAAACCTACGTCTACGCGGGGAACATGCTGGGCAAGGATTTCGTGTTCGGGCGGGGGGTTGTGTTGTTTTTCCTCACGCGGCACCCCTGTCGCATTATCACCACCTCCACGAAAGACGCTCACCTGGCCGTTCTATGGGGCGAGATCCACAAGGCAATTCAGGAGAGCGTGGTTCCGTTGTCCGTCAAGCAGAACGGGAACCTGATCGTCAATCAGAGGGAGTTGAAAAAGGTGGTCGACGGGACGGAGTGCCCGTTGAGCTACGTCCGCGGCATGGTGGCCAATGACGACACGATGGAGAGTTTCCAGGGCCACCATATTGCGGACACGGGGGACGGGATACCTCGGACGGCGATCTTCGGTGATGAGGCCAGCAGCCTGCGCAACGGCATTCACAAGATGACCACTTCGTGGGCGCGTCGTGGCGGGTGGTTCGGCAACACTTGGCCCTGCGAGAATTTCTACAAGTGGGCCTTGAAGGGGCGGCCTGGGACGAAGGATCGGGGTGGCGATATCCCTCGCCCTGATGGCAACGGGTTCTATCGGCGGTGCTTCCAGATGCCGGCGGAGGTGTCGCCGAACATTCGCCTTGCGCGCATTCAGCTTGCTAAGGGCTTGGAGCCTACGGGCGAGGTGATTATCCCGGGGGTGAAGCCGTGGAATGAGTACGTGAAAAACCGGGAGTTGTGGGACCCTATCCAGCAGCAGGTCTCACTGGACGCGGAATTTCCCGAGGATGAGCACGTCAAGATGTTCCCGCCCGAATGGATCGACCGGGCGGAGGAGCTAGCCAAGCAGGGTGGATATGGGACGCAGGCGGAGTCTGCGGGCGTGGACAGTGCGCAGGGGGGGGACAACAGCTCGTTTGCCGCGGCCAATCGCAAGGCCCTCTTGGCGCTGGACGGGCTTAAGACCCCCGACACGACGCATATCGTGGACCGCACGGTGGAGTTGTTGCGTCGATACCCGTTGCTGCGACCGGAGCGGATTTACTTTGACCAGGGGGGAGGAGGGTACCAGCATGCGTGTGTTCTGAGGCAGCACGGTTATGACGTTCGGACGGTTTACTTCGGTGCGGCTGCAACGCCGGAGCCGGAGCCTGGCGTGGTGACGTTGGACGAGCGTATTTCCCACGGGGAGCGCAGGTCGGCGTACAAGAACAAGCGTTCGGAGTTGTACGGGATTTTTCGGAAATACTTGAACCCTGCGGAGGGTTACAACTTCGCGCTGCCTGGAGAGGTCCTGAACCGCCCGCGCGCGGACGGGGGTCCATCGTTACGGGAGCAGATGCAGGCGGTGCCGTTGGATTACAACGAAGAGGGTCAGATTTGCATTCGTCCGAAGACACGTCGTGACGAGAAGGACAAGCGAGAGACGTTGACGGAGTTGGTGGGTTGCAGTCCGGACGAGTTGGACGCGGTAGCGTTGGCGGTGTACGGGCTGGAGTCGGAGGATCGTTGGTCGACGGTGGGGGTGGGTTACTAACTTTTTTAGAGGAGCGAAGCGATGATACGAGTAGAAGTTGACTGGGCCCAAATAGCGGGCTGGCTGGAGGCTAATCCGTGGGCGTACGCAGTGGGCGGAATTGTGGCGTGGTACTTGTTTGCGTGGATTGTCGTGCGGTGTGTGGCGGATGAGACCTGGGTGCCTATCTGTCGCTGCGTGGCGTGGGTCGCAAGCCCGATATGGATGCCAGTTGCGGCGGTGTACCTTAGCGCAGATCCAGTGTGTCGGTTCATATTTGGAGGCGCGGACGAAAGTGACGATAACGCTGGCCAATCGTCGTCTCCACCCCCTGCGCAAAAGAACCCCATCGAGCGACTGCCCAAGTATGCCATTGATCGCCGCAGGAAAGTGCGAAACTATGGCCAGTGTGCATGTACAAGCGACACAAATCAATCACGCCTTCTGGAGTTGGCCCAGGCCCTCGGGATCGACCCCGACGCGCACGACGACTGGCCGGCTGTTGCGACGAAAGTCAACGAGGTGCTTGACGAGCGTATGGGACTGAAACCAAAGGCCCCGGAGAGCGAGGAGCGAAGCAATGAACCGTAGAAACCTATTTGCGATGTGTGGGGTGGCAGTTGTGAGATGGTTGTTGCCGGGCAGGGAGCGCCGCCGGAAGGTTGTTGTTCGTGGGGTAGACGAGAGCCCGAACATTCGGCTGGCCATGAAGCCACGGTTGCCCTGGAATGAAAGCGGGTGTGCTGGCTTTTACGGGGAGTTTCCTAGGCGATGTAACGGGAGTGTTCGTCCCGATTTCCTTCCGGAAGCCCTAATGGGTCGTAGCGGGCAAGTCAATTCCCTCCCCTATCTTGGCCACGCTGCGGGGACTCTACAGATCTACGATATCACTATCGTAGAGTGTGGCCCTGAGCCGCAGCAGCTTTGTGGAATGTTGTGCATGTCAAAAGACGGTCGCATCGGTGGGTTCGACTTCACCCGCAAAACTGGGTATGCGGTGTTTGTATTCGTGACCATGCACCCCGGCCGGTCAATTCCGGTTCACCCGGGACGTCCCAGAGTCGACCTCAATGTATTACTTAGAAAGGTGCCGCCGCTATGCCCCCTGACCCCCGCCTGATTCCCCCTGAAGTCACTCCTCCCAGCCCTTTCCTTGACCACACGGGTCAGACGGAGGGTGCCGTTGGGGAGGCGCTCTACGGCCAGCCTGGCATGGCGTTGCAGAATCTCGCCGCGTGCGAGATGGACTGGGACACCTACCGAGAGGAGTTCAACAAGGAGCACGGCGGCTGTCCCGTGCAGATTGACGAATGGCTGGTGTGGGAAGACGGGTGGCGTTGTGATGCGTACGATCCCGGCGGGACGGAGCTGCCTCCACCGCAGGAGCCGCACAAGCTGCGCGAGTTGCAGGTGGCGTATTACGAGGCGTGCCGTGCCCAGTTGCGGACGTTCCGCGATGCTCACCGCAACTATATCGAGATGGTCGAGAGCATTCAGGTGCGGAAGAGCATGCCCCTGCAAATGCGGTCGGTATCGTGGACGCGGCGTGTGGGAGACGACGGCTTTGATTCGTACCTCCCCCTGACCAAACACGATCGGCTGGACCTAGCCCCGTCCAAACAGGCGTTGGCGGATTTGGAGCAAGACATAGCACGTTGCGAGAAGCGGATTCGAGAACTGAACCCCAGGGAATAGACTGATGCCAGACCAATTTGTGAGCGGGGCGGGTGCCCATTGGCATACCCCGATGGTTGCGCAGGTGACCGCCAACCAGGCGGTTCACAATGCTACTTACGGGCTTCCGCGCGGGGGCACGTACAGCCCTGGGGGCAGTCCTCGCCGTGACATTGACGACGAGTGTGGTTTTCCTCGCCGCGGGCAGATCAATCTGGAGGATTATGCGTATCTGTTCGAGCGGTGCTCGGTTGCGGCGCGCGTGGTGGAGATAGCGCCGCGTGAGTCGTGGAAGACCCCTCCGTCCGTCCAGGAGGATGAGGACGCTTCTACGACGACGACGTTTGAGACCGCCTGGGGCGACCTGGCTAAGAGCCTGCGCGGGGATAGCTGGTACGAATCGAAAGAGGACGAGTTGGGCAACCCGATCTGGCAAGCGCTTCAGCAGGTGGACGAGTTGTCGGGTGTGGGGGAGTTTGGGGTGCTGCTGCTTGGGTTGGCTGGTGATGATGACTTGTCGCAGCCGGCGGCGGGCGTGGGCGAGGACGGGAGGCAGGAGGGAAGCGCGAAGAACGATTTGGTGTACCTGCGCGCGTACGACCAGACGAAGGTGCGGGTTGACGGGTACGAACGGGACGAGAGCAACCCCCGCTACGGTCACCCTATCATGTATTCGATCAACGTGGCCGGGTACAAGACCGAGGGGACTTCCTCCGGGGCGTTGCCCGATACGAAGTCAGTCAAGGTCCACTGGTCACGTGTGCTGCACGTCGCGGATATCTTCCACCAGAGCACGGCGAGTGACGTGTTGGCCATTCCTCGCATGCGGCCGGTCTACAACGAGCTGCTTAACTGCCGGAAGATTGGCGGGGCGAGTGGTGAGTTCTATTGGTTGCATGGTAGTCGGGACCTGATCCTTGAAACCCACCCGCAGCTTGGCGGGAAGGTGCGGTTCCCGTCGAACATGCTTTCCGAGGTGGAGAAATTCCAGACGGGTTTGCAGCGGAACCTACGGCTTGCGGGGCTGAGCGCCAAGACGTTGAACCCGGCAGTGGCTGATCCGACGGCGCACTTGATAGCGCAAGTGAAGCTGATTTGCATCAAGCTCGGGGTTCCGGAGCGTATCTTCTGGGGCTCGGAGCGTGGCGAGTTGGCAAGCTCTCAAGACGAGCGCGGTTGGGCCGATCGAATGATGGGCCGGCAGAACGGCTACATAACCCCGCGTCTTATCGTCCCGTTCATTGACCGTTGCATCATGCTCGGTGTTCTACCTCCGCCCGAGAAATACGGGGTAGTGTGGCCGAACTTGCGCGAGTCGTCGCCGCAGGAAAAGGCCACGATGGCCTCCACTCGCGTGGAGGCGATGGCGAAGTACGTGGGCGGTTCGGTGTTTGGGCTCATGGCCCCGCTGGATTTCCTGACGCGCGAGATGGACTACTCGCAGGAAGAGGCTATGGAGATCATTAAGGCGGCCGATCAAGAGGAAAAGGAGACGGCGGAACGTGAGGCGGAAGAGGCCGAGGAAAACGAAGTGGCGGAAGAGGAAGAGGTTGAGGAAGAAGAAGGCGACAACCCCTTTGCCGAAAACTGGAACCCTGACCAGCCGCGAGACGAGCAGGGGCGGTTTGGGAGTGGAGGTGGCGTAGCGACGCTCGACGCATCAGCCCTAAGTGATGCAGAAGAGTTTAGCGAGCAAGCGGATCTTGCGACACAGGTGGCTATTGAGGCAGGGACACGCATGCACCACGACATAGCGCGAGAAGCCCACCTGAAAGCAAGCGATGCAAATATGCGAGTCCACCGAGAGGCAACAACGGCGGGGGACCAGAAAACCGCTGAACGCCACAAAGCCACAGCGCAGCGCCATGTAACAATGGCCACACGCCATGAGAACATGGATATTTCCAAAGCATCGCTTATCGGCTAGTTCCCATGAAACCCCGCAACGAGCCCAGCAACAGGAAGCCCGACCCGACGCCCGAAGAGATAGCGGAGGCGAGGGCTGAGATCCGCATGGCGAGGCGCAGGCGTCGCAGTTCCAAGATGCGGCGCTGGAAGCCGCTGCCGTACAAGCGCAAGCGGGACAAGGAGTAGGCATGCCCCTGCAACGATGCAAAGTACGCGGCAAGCTCGGCTGGAAGTGGGGCGACCGCGGGAAGTGCTACGTGGGCGAGGGCGCGGTCGCGCGGGCGCTTGAGCAGGCGCGCGCGATCAAAGCAAGCCAGCGCGTGGCCAATGCTACCCGCCGCCCCCCCAACCCACTCCGCCGCGATCCTACCCGGACCCTGATGCTGCGCAAGACGTTCTCTGCCGCATTCTCCAAGCGATTCCGGCAACTCAAGGGCCGGATCTTGGAGCTGATTGTCAAGGAGGATGCTCTGGGGCTCAAGCAGGCGAACAGGGTGGAGGCGGCGGTGCCGAAACTCGGCTCGCCGTTTCCGGGCGGCCCAACAACCACCCTCAACATCCGCTGGCGTTTTCGCACCCAAGCCCAGAAGATAGCCGAGTTCGAGCGATGGCTTGCCGATGAACTGCATGTTATTACGGGGCCCGGCATGTCCGCGGACGCCTACTGGGCCGACTTCATCGAACGGGGCTATCGTCAAGGGGCGGGGCGTGCGTTCGAGGACACCCGCCGCTGGAAGTGGGGCGCAGGCGAGGGCGAGTTCTACGCCGGGACGAAAAAGCAATTCCTGCTCGACTCGTTCGCGTTCCCGATTGCCAAGGAAAAGGTGGAGCTTGTCGCCGGCCGCGTGTTCACCGACCTCAAGGGCATCACCCAAGATATGGGCACGCGCATGACGCGGGTACTGACCGAGGGGCTGGTGCAGGGCATGAACCCGCGTGAGGTGGCGCGACGGCTCAACAAGCAGGTGGAGATCGGGCGGAAGCGGGCGTTTCGCATCGCGCAGACCGAGACGATACGCGCACACGCGGAGGGGCAACTCGACGCCCTGGAAATGCTGGGGGTCGAAGAGTTGGGGGTGGCCGTCGAGTGGAGCACAAGCGGGCTCGGGGTCACGGAACTGGGAAACCCTTCGCCGTGCGAGGTGTGCGCGCCGCTACAAGGCATCGTAATGAAACTGGAGGAGGCGCGGGGGTTGTTGCCGAGGCATCCGAACTGCCGCTGTTCCTACATCCCGGCAAACGTCGGCGAATCCACGAAGGAACAAAAGCGCACCCGCGCCGAGATACGCAAGGCAATTGACCGCTCGATCCGCAAGGAGGTAGGCGGCAAGCGCACCCTAGAAGAGAAGCGAGCGAAGACACGTTGGGGCGGAGCAGATACGAAGATCGGGCGCAAACGACCGCAACCGTTAGTAGGGCTGAAGAAGTGAGCGTAAACCTCGACGGATTTACGAAGACACAACTGCGCATTCTCAAGGTGTTGGCAGACGGGAAGCCGCACCAGCGCAAAGAATTGGAGGCGTGCCTGTGCGGGCCCAAGCGCAGCAACCTCAAGCCCCACCTGGCTGCGATGCGCAAGCTGCTGAGGCCCCAGGGACAGAACATTCTATGCGTCGTCCACCATCGTCGCTTTGAATACTGCTGGGTCCAGTTGTGTCCGTTTGCCTATCAGGCGCTTTTCCGAAACAACGGAGCGACGGCCTCCACAAAGGGGTAGCCTCTCTTTCCCCGTCCCCAAAGTAGACACACCCTCTTGTGGGTGCGTTTCACCCTGTTCCCAACGCAATTCCTACGGGTATCCGTACTCTCATAGAGTATGGAAACCGTAATAGCTAACCTCTCAACTCCCCGTCGGGTGTCCGAGGCTGGGCGCGATTATATCGTTGCCCCGCTCACGCTCATTGTCCCGGGCGTGCTGAACGGCTCCCAGGGTGCGCTCTACTACCCACCGGATGAGATCCAGCGCACCACGGAGGCGTGGAACGGCGTGCCTATCACGCTGCGGCATCCGCGCAAAGACGGGCGGCTTGTGCCCGCGCGAGAGGGCGGGGTTGTTCTGGGCGACGTACGCAACGCCACCTACCAAGACAAGCTGACCGCCGAGGGGTGGTTTGACGTTGCGAACCTCGAAAAGGAATCGCCCCAACTGCTGCGTTCTATCGAGTCGGGCGAACGTGGCGAACTATCGACGGGCCTCTACACGGAAAACAAACCCGTGAAGAACGGCCAGCACAACGGGCGCGCGTACACGCACGTTGCGACCAACTACCGCCCCGACCACCTGGCGATTCTCCCCGACGAGACGGGGGCATGCTCGGTAGACGACGGATGCGGAGTGAACGTCAACAAAGACAACCGCGGTGCGCTGGAGAAGCTGGTGGACCTTTACCACCAGACGGCGAACACGTTAGCGGGGCTGCTCGGAGCCGAGCCCGGCAAAACAGGTGACAACGAACCCTCTACCAACGAGGAGACAGATATGGCCATGACCGCCGCAGAGCGCAAGTCGCTCATTGACAACCTCGTCGGCTGTTGCTGGGACGCAGACGACCGCTCCGAGCTGGAGCAGTTGACGGACAACCAGTTGACGGCGTTTTCCAAACTCGCGGAAGAGAAAAGCGAACTGGACCTCGTAGCCAACGCCGCGCGCGAGACCTTCGGCCTCGGAGACGTTGCGGTCAACGCACTCCCCGAGGCGTTCAAGAAAGCCGCTGCCAAAAAGGGTGGCGACGAAGAGGAGGAGGAGGAGGAAGACGTGGACAAGAAAAAGAAGACCGAAAACACGTCGCCGCCCACCGAAGAGGAGTGGCTGGCACAAGCGCCGCAGGGTATTCGGGATCGATTGGACTTCGCGGCCAACGTCATGGCCGAGCAGCGACAAGAGGCCATCGACACCGTCACGGCCAACCTGTCAGGCGACGAGAAAGCCAGGGTGGAGAAGCACCTGGCCACGCTCTCACTCGACCAGATTCGAGACTTCGCCGTACTCGTGCCCAAGCCTCGCCCCACGGCCAACTATGGCACCGTTCCCGCAGCGGACGCCGGCGGCGAAAAGGAAACGCCCCTTGGAACGCCTACGTGGAATTTCGAGCCGGCCGAATAACCGACAACTACCTTCCGAATAAGGAGCCCTAAATATGGGTATGAAGGGAACGCGAATCCAAGTGTCCCATCCCGGCGGCGCTGCCAAGGGGATCTACAAAGAAGGGTTGATCGCCACCGGCCAGACTCCGAAGCCGGGAACGGTGATGGAGATGACGGCCACCGCGGCGGTCTCCAGCTTCTTCTACTGGACACCCTACGGCGTCACGGCCGCGAGCGGCGGCAACTTCGTCACTGCCGACGGTGACCGCAAACTGATCGCCATCCTCCTTGAAAACTACAAGGAGGGAAAGACCTACGACGACGCCTATGCGGCCGGGGATATGTGCTACCTGTACATCCCGGTAGCAGGCGAAGAGTTCAACATGATCCTCCAGAACCAGTCCGGCACGGGTGACACGTTTACCCTCGGGCAGGAACTCATGGTGGACGACGGCACGGGCAAGCTGCTGGCATGCGATTCGGACGCCGAGGCCCACCCGTTCCACATCATGGAGGCTGTGACCACGGCGCTGACTGCGGATGCCCACAACTGGGTGATGTTCCGCGGACATGGAGCCTAACCCCTAGCCCGAAAAGGGAGACCCTTAATATGTACGTGAGCAACGCTCAACTCGACTGGTTGACCCCGAACGGGAACGGTGGGTTTGTCGGTGACGGCGAAGTCGCCCAAGAGATGCAACGGATCAATTTCGATCCCGGTCTCAAGCGCCCCTTCCTCTCCCGGCGAGACGGTCGCGCCTATTGCGACGTTCGCACCGGCAAGTTTACGACGAACGCCGCTGGCCAGGAGGTGCCGGAAGTCAAAGCGGTGCCCGTAGACTACCTCGTCCAGAAGGGGCTGGTGCCGCCGACCTACAACGCCACCGCGTTGACGAAGGACGCGTGGGAGAAGATCGACCAGCGCGTCATTCCTGCGGCGCGCAAGCCCATGCAGGCGTGGGCGGACCTGCGGGCGCACGGGACGTACGGCGGCTTCGATGCCATGGGGGTCATGGGCCTGTCCAGGCACCGGGTCACCGGGGCGTCCGATGCGACGATGAGCATGCACGTTTCGACGCAGACGCGTCAAGACCGGCAGCTCTACGACCTCGACACGTTGCCCCTGCCGATCACGCAATGCGGCTTTGAGTTCGACCAGCGCGAACTGGCCGTGGCCCGCAACGCCGGCACGCCGCTTGAGACGGGAATGGCGGCCGAAGCCGGCAAGGCCGTGGGCGAACTGATCGAGAAGGTAACGATCGGCATGACCGATCTGTCAAGCCTCACGATTGGAAGTTCCGACACCTACACGCGCCGGGGAATCTACGGTTTCCGTACGCAGCCCGGCCGGATCACGAAAACCGACGTCACGGCCACCGCCTCGTTTGTCGCCACCACGTTCCTGACCGACGTGATGGCTATGATCGAATTGGCTCGGGCCCAGAATATGTATGGCCCGTTCACCCTGTACTACTCAACCTCTTGGGCCCAGTATCTCAACCGAGATTACTGGACCTACGTCACCAGCGGCGGTGCCGCGCCGACCAAGACGGTCAAGCAGCGGGTGCTGGAGCTGGAAGAGATCCGCGAGGTGAAGCCCCTCCAGTTCTTCACCAGCACGGATGAACTGCTTCTGGTTGGTTGGGACGACACGCTTGAGGCTATTAACGGAATGGAGTTGACGACCGTCCAGTGGGAAAGCCAGGGCGGTTCAATGGTACATTTCCGCGTGATGGCCATCCAGGTCCCGGCCATGCGAGAGCGATACATCGGGACGTCGACGAGCACAAAGTATGCGTCGATCGTCCACGGAACCACGTCGTAACCATCACCCCCGCGCCCCACCGGGCGGGCAGGGCCCAGTGGGGCGTAAATACCATAAGGAGCGATCTTATGAGTTCTGCCCCCACCGGGGTCAAAGAAGCTGTTGACCCCTGGTCCCTTCGTCCTGTCGTCGGGAAATTCCGCATCAAAGAGGGTGTTCATTCCGAGGGTGCGATACCAGGCACCTACCGGAGAGACCCGACGGGAGCGCCGATGTTCAGCCCTCGCGTCTATGTCGATGGCGACATCGTGGCCTCTCGCAGCGACCTGTCCAAGCACAACCCCGCCCACGGCGCGAAGAAATTCGAGCGAGTCGACGATTCCATGCCGGACAAGTACGACGGCAACGCACCGCCCGTGGACGAGCTGGAGGCGATGACCGTGGCGCAGCTTCGGGAGTTGTCCGTTGCCGAGGAGATCGACCTTGGCGAGGCCACAAAGAAGGCAGACATCATCGAGTGGATTCGCATGGTACGGCAAGAGCGTGACCAGGAGTAAAGGACATGGGATGGCGGGTGTCGGACGAGCAGGAGATCCGCGACTTGATTGAGGTCAAGGACACGGATTCCATGCGCCCGTTTCTCGACACGGCCAACGCTCTGACGGACAAGGTCGCCGCAGAGGATAGCTCCGACGAGCTTACCGACGCGATGCTCGCGGAGATCGAGAAGTACCTGGCCGCGCATTTTGCCGCACATCGGCACCAGCAATACGCGAGCGAATCTACAGGCGGCGCTTCTGCAACGTACCAGGGGCAATTCGGCATGGGGCTCTCGTCCACGCAGTGGGGCCAATCAGCCATGATTATGGACGTGACCGGCTACCTCCGCGACCTCGACGAGGGAGTGACCACGGTGGACGTTACGTGGCTTGGATTGCCTCCATCGTCACAGACCGACTACGCGAACAGGGACTAATGGCCAAACTCGAACGAGCAGAGAACGTCACTCGCCTACTGCGGCAACTTTATGCCAAGGCAGCACGGCACCGCTACGTCTCGGTCGTTGTGGGCTACACACAGAACTACGCCCTGTGGGTTCACGAGACGGATAGGAACTACCGTGTGGGTGGATGGAAGTATCTGCAACGTGCGGCCACCGCGTTGCGCACGACGTTGCCCGCCATTGTCCGGCAGGCGATGCGTTCCAAGGCGGGCCTTGAGCAGGGCTTGCTTCTGGCTGGGCTAAGGCTCCAGCGGGACAGCCAAACGAACACGCCGGTTGACACGAGCGCCCTCAAGGCAAGCGCGTTCACGGCACTGGAAAAGGACGCTGGGTCTGCCGCGGCAGACGCGCGGGCCCAATCCGACGCCATCAGGGCAGACGTTATCAAGACACGCCAGCAGGTGGCCGGATGAGCGGAGCATTAGACCACAGTCCGGCGCGGGTTGTTCGGCAATTGCTGGAAGACCTGTCTATCGGCACCGACCCGGCCGACGCGGGGAGCTGGCCTGTGTTCGCCACGCGCGAACCGGGAGACCCCGACAACTGCATCACCGTTTTGGATTCGGGCGTAACCCTTGAGGGCTCGCACATGCAAGACGGACTGGTGTGCGATCGGTTCGGCGTGCAGGTACGGGTACGCTCGGGCTCCGACGACACCGGCTACGCAAAGGCAAACGATGCCGCCCAGGCTCTGGACAAGAGCGTCCGGCTAACGTCCACCAACGTCGGCAGTGCTACCTACCTCGTATACAACGCTTCGCGCATGAATGGCCCCCTGGCCCTTGGCGCAGAACCGGAAAGCCGTGGGCGTGTGGTGTTCGCGCTTAACTACGACGTCGCTTTGAGACAAACAGCTTAAACCCCGGGAGATATACCATGGCCGACCCTTCCACCATTACCCCCGTGGCTCCCGACGGTATCGACCTGAAGGACGGCTACCAGACTCTTATCGGGTTTGGCGAAGACACGAACATCTCGCTGTGGATCAAGGAGGTGACGCCGCCGGGCGTCGAGGGCGGCGAGCCGATCGACACTACGACGATGCACAACTCGACGTACATAACGAAGATTGCGCAAGCGCTCATCGACCTGGAGCCCGTGTCTGCGGTGGTCGGCTACGACCCCGACGCCTACGACGAGTGCATAGCGATCTGCAATAAGGACGACAGTTCCGACTCGTCTTTCACGATCCAATTCCCCGACGGCTCTACGCTGGACTGTTGGGGATACCTGCGATCCTTCAAGGCTCAGCGACTTGCGCGGGGCACTTACCCTCTTGCTGATATCGTCCTGGTCCCGACCAACTGGGACCCGGTCAACCGCCTGGAAGCCGGTCCTGTTATGACGGAGGTTGCCGGCACGTAATCACACTATAAGGAGCGAACCGTGAGTGAAGTACAAGGGAGCGAATTCAACTTTGACGACCTGACCCCGATCCAGATTCCGGTAAGGTACGGGGGCCACGTCTATCTTCTGTGCGAGGCCGACGGCGAGGCCGGCACCAAGTTCCGCAACTGGACGTTCGCGGCCGTGCGCGCGTCCAAAGAGGGCAAGGAGTTCGGGGTGCATGGGTTCGCCGACCGGGAGCCGCTGCTGGTTCACCTCTGCCTGTTCGAGGCCGAGGATCACGGCGGGGAACTGCGCCGGAAGATGGTGGACGGAGAAAACGGCGACAGTCACCCCGTCCGCGTGCCCGAGGCTACTATCCGCACCTGGCCCGCTCGCATCGTCAAACAACTCTACGAGAAGGCAGAGGAAATCAGCGAGCTGACCGAAGTTCGTGGTACGCTGAAGTCGTTGCGCGAACAACGCGACAAGCTGAACGAGCACATTGAATCCATGTCGCAGCAAGAGGAGTCGCTGGGAAACGCGCAGTGACCTACGGGAGTTGGATGCGTCTGTCCGCTCAAGTAGGTTTGCCGCTTCGCCAGACGATGAAGGCCGTCACCTGGAGGGAATACCGTACCTGGTTGGAGGTGGAAAAGCGCAGGTGGCCACAGCCCGGCCCCATTGACCGCGTAATGATGGACCCGGTGTTGTACTTCCTGGCCCGTGTTGGCCAGCGCGTGCAGCAAGTGTTGTCCAAGGAGCCGGGGCAAATCCTGTTAGACGACCAACTGATTCAGTTTGAAGAACCCGAAGAACCACTTACGGAAGAGGAGAAGGCAGACAAGCTGAAGCGCGACAAGGGGTTGTGGAAGGGGATCATGCGGGCGATGGGCGGCAAGATCAAGTACAAGACGCGGCCGAGAAATAATGAGTAGCGAAGTTGAACTTGAACGGATGGTGATGAGGCTTATCGGCGATGCCGAGAGCTATCTTGCCATGCTCAAGGAGGCTGAGGAAGGGACGGAAGAGACCGCTGACAAGGTTGAGGAAGCGGGCGAGAGAATCGAACGCTACGCCGCGGACCTGGAGAACCTTGGCAAGCAAATGTCGCTTGCCGTTACTGCGCCCCTGGCAGCCATGACGGCCGTGGCTACTGCGGCATATGCGGTTCAGGAGAATGCCGAGATCACCCTGCGCGGCATCATGCAGGCCACCGATCAATACACAGAAAAGAGCTTTGCCGATCTTCAGGAGTTCGCAAGCGGCCTGCAACTCATCACCACTACAGGCGATGAGGCGTACCTAGAAATGCTGCGTACCTCCTTTGCCCTGGGGCTTACGGCCGAGCAGGCCAAGGTGGCTGCGCGCGAGGCCAAGGCATTGGCGGCGGCCGTTGGCATGAACGCACGCAGCGCAGGACGATATACCGCGGCATTGGCGCAAGGCGAAACAATGATGTTGAATCGCTACCTTCCGTCGCTGCGTTTGATAGAAGACCAGGAAGAGCGGGTTGCCGAGGCCCACCGAATGCTGGGCACGATGTTTGCTGTTGCAGAAGCTGAGGCTGAGTCATTTGGGGGGCGCTTGCAGCAACTGAAGAACGTAATGGGTGATGTGCTGCAAGAGGAAATTGGGCAGATTATGGCCAAGTACCTCAAGCCGCTTATTGGCGTGGTGGAAGAGTTGGTGCGGTGGTTTCATGCCCTACCCACAAGCATCAAGGAGGTTGTTATTGTTACGGCCGGGCTCGCTGCAACAGTTGGCCCCGTCTTGCTCACGATGTCCACGCTGGCAAAAATCCTTCCCTGGCTGGCGACAGGGCTCAAGGCTTATAGCTTTGCGGCCCTGGCCGCAAAGATCCAGACCGTGGCGTTCTATATCGCAACGCAGGCGGCGACGGTTGCGGCGATCGCCTTCAAAGCGATGGCTGGTCCCAAGGGGTGGCTTGCTATTGCTGGCGGCCTCACGGTTGCCACTGGTGCTATCATGCTATATCGCAACCGCGTTCAGGAGGCCACCAAAGAAGCGGAGGAGTCGGGAAAAGGGGTAGCCAAAATGGGCGGCGCGGCGAAAACGGCCATGGATCAAGCTGCGGCGGCAACGGATGGCTATGCGGAATCGGTGCGCAATGCTTCGCGGGCAGTCAATGAAATGCCCGTAGAGAGGCAGCAATTTCTGGCTTTGTCTGCGCAAGTTGCGGAGGCCGAGGAGAAACTAGCAGCAATCAAAAAGGCATTTGCCTATGAAGAAGAGTCAGTGCGCCAGCAGGTGCCGGGCGCTGGCACCGTACAGATTGGTGGCATGGGGGTCGGGCTCGACATTGCCGCTTTGTATATCGAGGAGGAAGAGCAACGGCTAAACCGCTTGAGACAGAAGGCCGAAGATGCCCGCCAAGCCATGATGGCACCCATCCCGTTAGAGATTGATACTTCAGGGCCAGAGGATGCTCTTGGTGAAATCGAAGACCAGTGGCGCGATGTGAGGTTTGAGTTGCAGGGGGCTACTGACCTTGAACAGGCAATGGTGCGTATCCACGAGGAGATGGACCAGCTTCCCGAAGAAGCATTCGCGCCGTTTGGCGGGGCCGCGGCATTCTTCGAGGACTACGAAAACGCTGTGGCCGGTATGCTAGCCGACCGGGAGAAGTTAGAAACCCAGCAGCAAGGCGAGGCACTGATTGAGCAATTCGCCACCCCCTTTGAGATTGCCCAAAAGAAGATCGCAGATTACAAACGCATGCTCGATGTCCTCGGAGAGGAGCAGTTCGGCGAGACGTTCCGGCGCGCGACCAAGGCGGCCATCGACGAATACGAAAATGCTGTCGGGGGTGTTGAGCGTATCCAGCCCGAAGCGGTGCAGACGATCCGCCGCGGTTCGGTGGCCGAGCAGCTTCTCATCCAAGAGTCGCGCCTTGCGATGAGCGCGCAGGAACCCAGCCAGGCACAAGAGGACAGCAGGAAACTGGGGGCCATTGCAAACGCCACGGCCCCCCTGGCAAACAAACTGGACGTTCTGAACGCCACCATGCAGTCACACGGGCTGGAGGCTGCCGACCTGGGGGGCATGGCATAATGAGTGCAACCGCCCTAGACGGTGACAGCAACTTGCGACGGGTGGCGTGGCGGCTGGAGCGGAACCGCGAAGGACACCGCACCTATCACGTAACGTGGTGCGTGTCGGCGGACGTGTCGGATGGCCCGAGCGTCATTATGTCGGCGACGGGGTTGCCGGCCATTGGGAGCACATGGAACTATGGCGGCGCAGATTCGTTTGCGTACTGTTTGCCGACGATGAACGTAACACATGCTCCCGGCGTTCCGCCCGGCCACCCGGCTCGCTTGTGGCACGTTGAGCAGACGTTTTCCACGATCCCCATGAAACGGTGCCAGGACGAGTCTATTGAGGACCCGCTGCTGGAGCCGCAGGACGTGTCTGGCAGTTTTGTAAAGTATACCCAGGAAATTACCACAGACCGCTACGGCACTCTGCTCAAGACATCGTCGCACCAGCCGCTCCAGGGGCCGGACGTGGAATTCCCTGCCGGCAACCCGACCGTGCGAGTGTCGCAGAACGTGGCGGCCCTGGGGCTGAGCACGTTCGCTTCCATGTATCTCACGGTGAACGATGACACGCTCTGGGGCCTGGCCACGCGCACCATCCTCCTTTCAAACGTCTCTTGGCAGCGGCTGATCTATGGAACGTGCGACTACTACTATAAACGGACGTTTGATTTTGACATCGACTACGGCACCTGGGATCGACAGACGCCGGACTACTCCAATATGTGCATCAAGGGCGATTGGAATCGAAAGGTAGACCCGCCCGTGTGGACAGAGGCGAGCGGGGTCGATGAGGACAACCCGCAGGACTTTATGCGGTTCAAGGACGTGAACGGTGAAAACTGCCGCGTGTTGTTGAACGGATACGGCCGGCCGCTATCGGGCAGCGGTACGGGCACAGGCACGGGGGACGACATAGTGTATATCGACATCGAGCATTTTGACGAGAGCAACTTCCTGACTCTCGGAATTCCAACCTCCTTCTAGGGGGCTAAATATGAGTGACGAAGCTACGCGGCGCAGCAGCCTGTCATACAAAAAGGGCAATGTGGACTGGCGGGAACACCCTACCAGTTTCACGTTTGACGTGAGCGGGACGGCTAAGGGCCCGGTACCCGGTGCGGTGCAGGCCACGGTGGCTGGTGTCAACATTGATTTGACGGAACTGTCGACGCCCGGCGCGTGCCGCATCATGAACCTAGACGACACAAACCACGTCGCCTATGGAATCTGGGACGCCACCGACAGCATCTTTTTCGGGCTGGGCGAATTACTGCCCGGTGAATGGGTTGACCTTCGCCTCTGGCGATACCTGGGACAGGAGACGGGGACCGGGACGGGGACCATTGGCTCGGGCAACTCGCTGCGACTGAAAGCCGATACGGCGGCGTGTGAGTGTTATGTGGGGGCATTCGAGGCGTAGAGACAAAGGGAGCGAGCAATGTCCGACGTGGAGCGAGTCGGCGAAAAGCAAGAGATCGACCTCGGCGCTATGCGGCATGCCAAGCCGCGGTTAACGGTGGTCGACAACCTCTATTACCAGGTTCCGGGGGATGAGCCGGAACATTTTCAGGCTACGTTCAGCCGGACGCTTGAAAGCGACGAGCAGCCGTACACCCGCAAAATCAGCGTGGGCCCCGAATGGCGGCTCCTTGACTTCGGGTGGATTGACGAGCCTGGCCTGTTCATTCTCGACAACCGCGGCCTCCCACGGATGCAGTTCATCCAAGAGAAGCAGCCCGACCCGGAAAGCCTGGCTGTGCTTGTTAGGCCCCGCGGTGTGTCCGGCCATTTCTCTTGGCGCGTCCCTGTGGGTGAGTCTGCCCGCTTTAGTCCCAACTGGGCGGCCGGTGCAGAGCACCCGGTAGAAGTCGCCTGCCCCGGCGGCGAGGTTCGCTGCATACTCCACGCGCTCCCGAGGTGATGACATGCCCGAACCGTTGCACGGATTGTCTTCTGGGGACGTAGCAGTATTGCGGCGACTTATCGCGTGGGCCGAAAAACAGGGGCTCAACACGCGCGGGCGCTTCCCTCGCGAGCGGCAACACGCGGAGAACGACGATCACCAGGCCCCGGAAGTGTATGTGGCTAAGACGCCGGCGGGCGGTATCGACGGACTAACCCTCGGGGACGGCGGCACGGGCACAGGGGGATATGACGAGCCGGGCAGCGCAACGTGTGACATCTACGTAATTGACGAGACCGACACCGTGCCCGACTTGCGCGACATGGGCAAGGATGTGATTGTCTACAACGTGTCCGGGGTGGCGGTGCCCGGGAGCGCGTATGTACCGATAGTGCGCGACAAGTCCGGACGGTGGCTGGCTGTAACCCCGCCTATTGGAACGCGGCGGCGGTTCAAGCTGAAGGATGCTTTGGTTGCAGACGATCACGCCACTGCGTATCTCGTCGAAGCCTCGGGCGGAAGCCTGACGGCCACCGATACAGAGTTCGAGGTCTACGACGGCATGAGCGAGTTCGAGGGCGACGCGGGCACCCTGGGAATGGCCGAGTGGTGGGACGACATGGCGCGGTGGGAAGTGTACCAGATGGCGTGTGACGCAAGTGACGCCGGAACCGGAACGGGGACGCCGTGATGGGTTGGTACAACGGTACTGATGGGGATTGTAGTTGCTGTGTTGGCACCTGTGAAGGGGGTTGTGTCCCTAAGTGTAGGCCAGCAGGCAACATGACAGTGGACTTAACCATCCCTGCCGGGGCATTTGCACCGGACTACTGCACAAGTTGTGGTGACTTCAGTGGGGACTATAACCTTACTGGCATATTCCCTACGTTGTGCTTTGACTTTACATACACTGAGAACAACTACTGCGTTGACCCCGACTGCGATTGTGGTGATGCTTGGGACCTCTACATATCAGCAGGGGTGAGGTGTAGAGCGCCCGACTATTATTGCTCGTGGTCGCTGATTGTTGCAATTAGGCATGACAGATTTGGCTGGAATCAATTTCTCCAAGAATGGACATACGGCTATGATTGGTTCCCTGGGTCGAACGGTGAACAGACTTTAAGCTTCGAGTCATACCGGGATGATGGTCAGGTTAGGGAACCGTGCCCGCCTAATGCCGGTGAATTAGAGTATTTCTACCCTTATGACAAAGACAGCTATCCAGATACGCTTACCGTCACTCCGGTAATCACATGAGCCAAATCTGTAGACTAGTGGACATTGGGGGCGGTTTAGGTTACTGCCCAATATGCGACCCTGATCGGAAGAGCCCTATGGAGCTAAGCCGTAAAAGGACGTGCAGGGCATCTAATGCGCTCACGCAACTTCGTTCACGGGTTGTAAGGGAACGCCCCGAGGCGAACCTTGTCGCAAACCCTACGCCACCCCCCAGGAAACGCCTGGGGGACCACGTAGAAACCGCACTCACAGCCGTAGGCATTACCGCAGAGCGCGTCACAAGGTGGGTGGGGCGGCCGTGCAGGTGCAAGGAGCGAAAGGAGCGGCTGAACCTCCTGCACGCATGGGTGGAGAAAAAAGCCCGGGGGCTGTTCAGGGGCAACCGGGAAGCGGCAAAGGAACTGGAGGAGCTGCTGGAATGAAATGGGCATATGGAGTCACGACGGTGCCCGAGCGGTTGGACGCGCTCTTGCCGCAGACGCTCCATTCCCTCGCACTGGCAGGGTTCGGGGAACCTCGCCTGTTCGTAGACGGTGCGGAAACTGACGTAGACTACCGGCACTTCGACCTGCCCATCACCACGCGGTTTCCTCATGTGCATGCTTATCCGCATTGGGTGCTGTCGGCGTGGGAGTTGTACCTGCGTTCGCCGGAGGCAGACCGCTACGCCATCTTTCAAGACGACCTCCTAGCCGTGCGGCATCTACGCCAGTACCTAGAGCGCACACCCTATCCAGCAAACGGCTACCTCAACCTCTACACGTTCCAAGAGTCCAACGAGACGCTCGTACGGGACAAGCCGCCGGGATGGTACGAGGCGAGCACCTTAGACAAGTCGGAGCAGTGGCAGACAGGACGGGGCGCGGTGGGGCTGGTGTTCGACCGAGCGGCGATGATTGCCTTACTCGATTCTGGCTACTTGGCCCGACGCTTTCACGACTACCAGGGCAGGGACAAGGGCGGCACGAAGAACGGCCTTCCGCGTGCCTATTCCCGCATTGACGGGGCCGTTGTGACGGCGATGAACCTAAACGAGTGGCGGGAATACATTCACGCTCCCAGCCTAATTCAGCACACCGGGAAGCGCAGCTCTCTTGGCAGCGCCAAGATGCCGACGGCCAAGACGTTTCCCGGCGAGACTTTCGACGCAACGGAGTGGATCAATGATTGATTTGCACTGCTATAGTCCCCTCAAGGTGTTCCATCATCGGGACCGCATTGACGCCATCCAGGCAGGGCAGCACCCCCCACCGCTGCACGTCCAGTTGATCCCAACGAACCGCTGCAACCAGAACTGCCGCGGGTGCGCCTACCGCAATGCGGAATACACTTCCGGCCAGGACTTTGAGCAGCGCGACGAGATCCCTTGGGCAAAGCTCCGGGAAGTGGTGCGCGACTGCTCGGCCATGGGCGTGCAGGCCATTCAGTTGACCGGGGGCGGCGAGCCCACGGTACACCCCCGCTTTCTCGATCTGTGTCATTGCATCCTCAAGGCCGACATCAGCCTGGCCCTAGTGACGAATGGTGTGAGCTGGTCCCAGCGCCACGTTGACCTACTCAAACAGGCCGCGTGGGTGCGGTTCAGCTTCGATGCTGCGACCCCGGAAACATACGGCCGATATCGCCGGGCACCCCTGGACACCTACCAGAGAGTGCGCGGCAACTTGCGGCGACTCACCAGCGAGAAAGGCCCGGACTGCGTTGTGGGCGTGGGGTTCGTCGTCAACGAGTACAACTGGCAAGAGATAGCACAGGCATGCAGGCACGCGCGCGAAGACGGGGCCGACAACTTCCGGATTAGCGCGCTGTTTCAGAATCGGGGCATTGCCTACTTCCGATCGTTCTATCACGCCGCGCGCGACTTGTGCCGCGAAGCCAAGGCCATGGAAACGGAGTCGTTCCGGGTGTTCGATCTGTTTGGCGACCGGCTGGAAGACTTGGAGCAGGCAAGCCCCGACTACGACCGTTGCGGGCAGAGTCGCCTGGTAACGTATTTGGGAGCGGACCAGAACGCCTACGTGTGCTGTATCTACGCTTACAACAAGGCCGGGCGGTTGGGCTCGTTTCAAGAGCAGCGGTTTGCCGAGCTGTGGGACTCCGAAAAAGTCCGCGCGGTGCTCGACAATCTCGACCCCCGCCGGTGTGTCCGTTGCATGTTCAACGAGAAGAATCGCGCAATTGAGTACGCGCTGACCCCCTTGCCTCCCCATGTAGGGTTTGTGTGATGAAAACCGCACTTGCCATCCTTGCAACAGGTGACTATGCCGTTGGGGCTGAGGTGATGTTCCACACGTTGCGGCGCTACGGCAACCTGCCGGATAGCGTCGACTGTTACGCCGTGGGGATGGATACCTGCACGTTTGCCCAAGCGTATCCGCTGTCTGTTGACTATTCGTGGGTACGGGTAAGCGAGACGCATTTCTCCGAGGTGGCAAAGAAATTCCAAGCACTGACCCTTGGGGTCGACCGGCTGATCTTGATGGATGCAGACATGCTCTGCGTGGGCGATTGCTCCTATCTGTGGAGCGGCTCTATCGGGCGATTGCCTTTCTACGCTTGTCGGGACACGGCCAGCGTCGTCTATTACGACAAGATTATCCGGACGATCGGCCTAGATAGTAGCCGGTTGTTCAACGCGGGCACAATGGTATTCGACTTCCGGCACCTGCCGTCCACGTTTCACGATGACCTGCTGCGCGACATTGCCGATGGAGTGTGCCTAGCATACGACGGGGGCGATCAAGGCTACCTCAACCACTACTTCCAGTTGCACCGCTACGAGACCGGCGTGCTGCCTGTCGAGTACAACGAGAGCTACGACGTGAACATGCCGGGAGTCCCGGACCATGCAAAACGGGTCATTCACTTTACGGGCGGCAATGCGAACCCGTGGAGCCCGCGACTGAAGGCCAACGATCCACGATGGCGATGGGTCACGAGGTGGCAGGAAGAATACGGGAGATGTAAAGCACAATGAAGTTCTCCATTGTGATGACGACCTGCAACCGCGACACCTTCCTGCGCTACGCGCTTGGCAGCCTCCAACGTCAAGGGCTGGGGCAAATGGATCACGAAGTGATTGTGGCCAATGACGGGCACCGCGAAGAAACGGAGTCGCTGTGCCGCACCTCGCCGGTTGTGGCCGGCTTGAACGTGCGTCACATTCACACCGGCACGCGCACACAAGCATACTGGCGGTGTATGGGGTTTGCTGCCAACGTAGGGATTCAGCAGGCGACGGGGGAAATCGTCGTCCTAACCAACTCGGACATTTTCCATATCGGCGAGACCCTGCGGCCAGTGATTGCAGCCGCCGAAAACGACCGCATGGCCATGAGCACGCTGCACGACGTGTACGACGACGACGGCCGGCTGGTTACGCTCTTGGGTAAGGCCAAGGCCACGGTCGCCCATCACCTAGGCGAAGTAGTGGACCGCATACGCAAGGGCCCCCGCCCGCCCGGTTTCTATCCGGCGAACCCTGATGTACCGTTCTTCCTGGCCGTGCGGCGTGAACACTTGTTGTACGTGGGTGGATACGATGAGGACTTCATCGGGTGCGCTTCGGAGGACTGCGATCTACTCGACCGGCTACAGGCTATCGGGTGCCGCTACGTGTACGCACCGCCGGGCGCAGAGGCAATCCATTTGTACCATGGGCGGAGGGGTATCAAAGAGCTAGAGGCCGATCCCGGGTTTGCGTACAACATTCGTTTGCGCAAGGAACGCGCCGGGCAACTCGTGCGCAACGTCAACCGGCCGTGGGGTGAGCTAATCGACTCACACGCACCGTGGGACGGTGCGCCGCTGCACTTGGTCTTGTGGGTTACGAGTCGCTGCAACTTGGCGTGCCCGCACTGTAACCAGGCTGTCACGAGAAGCGAACGGCCTGACTACGAAATGGGCCGGGACGAGCTAGAACAGTTCATAGAGTCTTGTCGATCGCGTGGGATTCATTTTGCGACCATTGAATTATCCGGCGGCGAGCCTACGCTCTGGCCGTTGTTCGCGGAAAGTATCGGCCTACTACAAGAGTCGGGCATTACGGACGCCGTGACGTTTGTCACGAACGGACGCGATGCGGCCAACGTCGCAGAAACAGCGAACCGCTATGGATTACGGTACGTCGTCTCGGCTAACCAATGCACGGCAGAGGACGCCGACACACACCGGCGGCTCGGGGTGGCGGTTACTTGGAACGAGTTGCCGCACCGTGTGCCGCCTACGGAGGTGCAGGTAGGTTGCCTGCCGGCGGACTGTTCGCAACGGCGTGACAGCAGCGGGCGCGTTGTACGACAGCTCATGTATCTGTATGGCAACGTGTGGTATTGCTGCATGGCGTTCGCAAACCACCGGCACATCGGAGCGGACGCAGGCTCGTTGCATTGTGGGTTTGATGAGGATTTCAATGCCCGGTTTCACAAACGGGCTGATGACCTGCCGATTTGCGGGGCATGCCTCTGTAACAACAACGTCTGGAGGCAACTGGAAGAATGAGAGCAGCGCTGATCTACTTCAACAACGACAAGCTCATCAGTCGTGGCGTGGGGTATGTGCTCCAGTGTGCCAGGGATGCTGGGCATGACGTGGAGTTGCTGGATACCGTATGGATCGGCAACGAAGGGGCCATCAACCAGATACTTGGCGGCGAGTACGGCGCTGTGCTCCTGTCGGCCACGAGTCTATACTGGGAGCGGGCCGCGGCGACGGCCCGCACGATCAAGGCGCTCTTGCCCGATGTACCGATCATCCTGGGGGGCGCGCACGCAACCGTGTGCGGCGGTGACCTGTTGCGCAGTTGTGCCGCGATTGACTATCTCTGTGTCGGCGAGGGCGAGGGCTTCGTAGTCGAGGTGCTAGATTCCATTGAGCGAGGCAGGAACCTCACAAACATCCGCAATCTCGTTTATCGGGTGGGCCGCCGCGTAGTCACCAACCCGCTCCGACCGCCAACACCCCTGGACTCGTTGCCGCGATTTGATTATGAGGCGTGGAATCCGGGCTCGGTCATTCGGGAGCGCGGCAATCTGTTCCCCGGGTTCTGTTACGTCTTCGCTACGCGCGGGTGTCCATATAGTTGTACCTACTGCTGCAACAGCAGTTTTCTCCGTTTGTATCGCAAGGGATTGCTGCGCACCCATTGTGTCGATACGGTAATTGCCGAACTCAAGCACTTGCGTGACACGTATCCGCTGGAGTTGGCGTATTTCGGCGATGAGATGATTACCTTCGACAAACGATTCGTTGCCGAGCTGTTCACGGCCGTACACAAAGAAGTCGGCATACCCTACGGCTGCATGTTTCGGGCCGATACGGTGGATGACGATTTGGTTGACCTGCTCCGTCGCACTGGCTGTACGTACGTGGCGAGCGGTGTAGAGTGCGGCAACGAGGAGTTCCGGAGGCGCTGGCTAAATCGGCGCGACAGTAACACGCAACTCAAAGCCGCCTTTCGGTTGCTGCGGACCATTCCCGATATCTGGATTACCACCTACAACATGCGAGGGTTTCCGGTCTCGTTTGATAACCGGTTGACTGTTGCGACCCGGCGGCTAAACAACCGGCTTCGGCCGAATCATAGCCAGATGACCTGGTTTTTCCCGCTGCCGGGCACACGACTTTACGACTACTGTACGGAGCGCGACCTAATTGACATGAGCCTGATCGGCTCATCCGAAGACTACTTTCGCCGCTCGGTAATTCGCAGGCCCATTGACCCGTCACTAGACACCCCCATATACAAGTAGGGTATTTGCGTGAAGCCCCCAAGCAATGTTACAGCCGTCTTCACTTCAGTGTGCCACTACCGCTGCCGGTTCTGCTCTAACCGTCTGCACGTTAAAGATATGTGGCACTGGTCCTATGAGGATATCACTACCAAGCTGGACGCCTTGTGGAGCAGCGCCAAAGACCTGAACATCGGCGGGTGCGGCGAGGTAACACTACTGCCGTTCTTCGAGCAACTGCTGGAGTATTTTGACACCAAGCCGGGCCGCATTTGCTTCTCGACCAATGGGCACAGGTTGCGGCCTGAGTTGGTGCGGCGCTATCGGCTGGGCGAGATCGTGATTTCCCTGCACTCCCTTGTGCCGGACACGTATGACGCCCTGACCGGCACCAAAGGACATTGGCCCACCGTCGTGGCGAACACGCGAGCTATGATGGCCAGGCCGCACGACTACCGTGCTGTTATCGCCGCAGTCGTCACGCAAAAGAACGTCCTGGAGGCTCCTGCGTTAGCCCGCTTCGCTCTGGAGGTAGGGGCCGATGAAATGCGCTTCCTTCCCCTATGCGACCCCGTGCAGACTGGGATGGAGAACGGCCAGTATGACGAGGACCTTGTGCTGCACGAAACGCCCGAGAACCTCCAGGCCATCGAGGAAGCGAACGCAATCATGGGCAAGGAGAAAAAGGTCGTCCGAGGCTTCTTGACGACGGACGAGCGGCGGGAGGTGGTAAGGCAGCGAATGCCGTTATGCCAAAGCCCCTCACAGCAACTCGTAATCAATATGGACGGCACGGTCCAGCCCTGTTGCTTCATTCCGCCGACGTATGGCTTTGGCAACGTGCTGGAGCAACCGTGGGAAGAGGTGTGGAACAGCCCGAAATACCAAGAGTTCCGCGCGCAAACAAAGGCGGGTACATGCAAGATGTGCCTGGATCACTGCAAGAACTGGGGATGAGCGATGCGCTTTCTGTTGGTCAGTTCCGGCCGGTCGGGTACGCACATGCTGCGGTCAATCTTTCGCGCGCACCCAGACGTTGCGGCGTGGCACGATTACCAGGGCCGGTACGCCACGCGGCCGGGTGCGCTGCCCACCGAGTTGGCGGAATATTACAAGCGGCTTGACCCCGACGCGACCGTGGGCGCGATGGAGCATTTTCACGAGGCCGTGTTCCGCCGTTGCCCGCCGGACCCCGCCGCCTGGCACCAACACTGGACGAAGCTGCGCCGCATTCACAACCGGGTGATAGTCTTGACGCGAGACGATGTGCTAGGGCAATACCTGTCTGTCTCCATTGCCAACCGCGACCTAACGCGCGGCGACTATGCGGCGTGGGCCTCGGAGCGCCCGAGGCAAACGCACCCGGAGCCTCTGCTGTTTGACATGGCAGCGTTTCGCTACCATGTAACTCGGCTGACATCAGCCCAGCAGCAGGTTCGGGCATTGTTGTCAACGTACTTTGCCGTCCGCTATGAAGACCTGGTTGAACGGTGGGAAGATACCGTGCGCGGGATTTACGAGCACCTGGGGCTGCGATGGAACGACCCGGTGCCGGCAACGCACAAGCAGGAGACGCGGCCATATTCGGAGATCGTGGCCAATTGGGACGAGGTGCATGGTGCGCTGCGCGAAATGGGGGTGTGCGAATGAAGGCTAGCATTTGTATCGCCACACACGACAAGCCCGAGCCCTTGCGGCGGGTGCTCGACTCTATCTATATTCAGCAGCCCCCTTTTGCATTTGAGGTGATTGTAGTTGACGACGGGCCTTCAACAGTGGCCACTGCTGAGGTGTGCAGGGGCTATGAGTGGGTGCATTACATTAGGCGGCGGTGGGATAACGAATATCGCAACCCCGCCCCCGCTCGCAATGCCGCGTATCGGCGCGCGCGTGGGGAGATCATTATCTGTCAGAGCGACGATGTCGTTCACCGGGGCGAGGCGATAGAACAGCTTGTCGAGGAAATGGCCCCCGGCCGTTTCGTATTGGCGACCGTGCTCAATACGGACGAGATGTTGCGCCCCAAGGGGTGCGGACACCCACGGAACCCGGGGCTTGTTGAATTATGCGGCCCCAAGGGGCGGCGGCCGTTGTTCTTCTTGGGTGCCGTGTACCGGAGCGACCTCTACGCAGTGGGGGGGAATGACGAGCGGTTTATTGCACCAGGCAGGGAGGACGTGTGGTTCGTAGACTGTCTGACCAAGGGTCGCGGGCTGGAGCCGTTTTTCGGTTCGGCCCGCGGCTGCCACCTGCACCACGAGCGGCCACCGGTAGAGGCGTTTGCCCCGTCCCATGACGTGTATAGGAGCGTGGTGGTTCAGGGGGTCTGGCACACGCCCAGCGCCCCGTGGCCAGTCTGACGCGGGCATTGGGCCCGCCGGGTGCGGCCTTCGCTCCGCCGCGCCCGAGACTGGCCATGCTTACCACTATTGCGCTCCCAGCAGCGTGTGATTGTCGATGTTGTCGAAGTTGTCCAACGAGTCCGGCGTCCGCTTCGGGCCGTGCAACAAGTCCGCAGGATCTTCCGGCGGGTCCATTGCCGTGACCGACACGTTCCAACTGTTCACCGGAATCCCCGCTTCGTTGGGTTCCGGACTGCCGACAGGGCCGAATGAGTACGGGTCGCGCTGCTGGGTGAATTGATAGCCAGGCTCGAAATTCACGTCATAGATCCCGTCAGGCCCAGCGGAGTAGATGTACGGGACGAGTCGGTAAGCGCTGCCCTGGACGTTGCGGGAGTCGAAGAGGTCGTGGTCGACCGCGGCGGCCTTCTCCGCGGCTGCTGCGTTCCGCTCGTATAGCTTGTCGTCGTCGGCATCGAAAAACACCTGTTTCTGAAGCGGGGAGCCGACGAGCCCGGGAGCCCAGCGCAGGAACATGATCGGGTTGCCCCAGCCGTCGTGAAATTCATACACCCCGTCGCCATCGGCATCGCCCACTTCGTTGTCGTGTAATCGGGCCAACTCTCCCCCGCCGCTGGCAAGCTCGCCTTCAAC